AAAGCCCCCGGATTCAGGGCCTCTTGAACGCTATGCAGGAACAGATAGTCCATGGCTGTGCGAGTGTAAAACAAATTCGCGAAAGGCGTGTTCTGGATGGCGAAACGGAAGCTGGCAGCCGCCGCATCGTCACCGTCTCGCAGCCTTGCGAGCAGGTCATACCCTCCATCAATCAGACCCAGCGTCGGCCCAGACAGCGACTGCGTAAGCCCGCCACCAAAGCGGTTGGCCTCACCGAACAGGAAGTCGCCGTAAAGCCCGAGCGCGCCGCCCTGCAGCATCGCCGCCACCCAAGTCTTGGGGTCATCTGCCGGCCGAGGTTCGCGTCCTTTCAGCAGATCCTTTGTGGCCATGGCGCCATAGCCGAACAGCGTAGTCCACAGCATCAGCTGAGCGATACCGAGCTTCTCGCCGTTGCCACTGCGCATGGCCTGGATCAGCTCGCGCCCAGGATTGGCACCGTAAACCCCTGGCTGGTAGCCGCGGCCATACAGCTCTCGGCCGAACGACTTCTGCAGGATGGCCACCGGAAAGGCCTTGAACTGACCCACGAACCGCAGCAGCTCGCCGGCGACAGTGCCGGGCTGGGTGCCGCGGCGCATCATGGCGCGCGTGCGTGCATCCGGCTCGATAACCGCATAGCTGGCCCGATCGGTGATGTAGCTGCGCAGGCTGCCGCGCAATTCCTCGCGTAGTTCGCCGATGGCAGCAGCATTGACCGTGCGGCCCTTGCTGGTGAGATAGCCGGCGAGATCCGCGTCGGCGATATCGTCAATGCCCTGGGTGGTCATGTACTCGCGCCCGTCGGCCAGCTTGGCGCCAGTGTTGCGCACCAGGTCCCACTTGCCGGCGTCGAAGTCGAACAGCTCGAGCGTGCGCCGCAGATCAGGGTTCATCTGGTCCCAGTTCAGTGAACGGTTGTAGGCCAGGTGATGACTCATCATGAGCGCCGCGGTGCTACGCATAGTGTCGGTCCACCACGTCAGGCCGTTAAGCTTGAAGAACAGCTGCTGCGCGCGGCTCATCTTTCCGCCAAGCGAATCGTCGGCGCTGAACTTGCTTACCACCTCGCCGCGCACGCTGTCGAAGAACACGCCGAGCGTCGATAAGATTTCACGCTGCTCGGCAGGTTTTTTGCCGCTCACCAGCCCGCCGATCAACGAGCCCATCGAGGACAGCATGCCCTTTCCCTGATAGCGCATTTCACTGGCGGCTACCGGAAGGTCGGTGACGGCAGAAACCACAGCGCCACCCAGCTTGGCCATGGACTGCCAGGCGCGCAGGTTGGATGCCACGCGGGCGCCTACATGGTTGACTGCCATCCGCGAAGTACCGTCGATCTCGGCGAAGCGAGTCTTAAGCAGCCCGTTGCGATCCTGCTGGAATTTGCGCAGGCCTTCCGGGTCGTTCTTCAGATCAAGCTGCAGTTCGTCGAGCGCGGCGTTCCAGTTGCTTTCAGGGTTGGTGCCCAGGCGACGCATCAGGCCGGTGCTGTCACCCGAGCGGTCGAGGCCGCCAAGGAATGCTTCGCGCAGCGAGCCGGTGCCGTAGACCTTGTTGTACTGGTTCCACGCAACGCCGTCCTTGAAGTGCAGCACGCGCTCGGCGCTGACCTTCTTGGCCAGGTTGCGCGGACCTTTAAAGCCTGTCGGTTCTGGCGTGGTAGCTTTCAGGTGCACACCAGAGACCAGATTGTTGTATGTGGCCAGCAGGAAGCCATCTACGTCCGAGCCAGCCTCGAAGGTGCGTTCGTCCAACAGCGGCAGGATCTCGTCGCGCCATTGCTGAAAACCGGCGCGCTGAATCTTGTACGGGTCGTGTGACTGGCGCACCACATAGCCCGGCAGCTTGCGGATGAAGGCGCCGGCACGGTTCGCGTCGATCCTGGCCGTCTCCTGGTACTTCTGCATGATCTTGGCGATCGACACGGCCTCCTTGCTCAGGCCGTCCAGCGGACGATCCATGCCGATACGCCAGAGCGCGTCGGCGATATCCTGGTCGAGATCGCCGCGGGTCAGGAACGGCAGCAGACCCTCTTTGTCGATATCATTGAGGAAGCCGGCGATATAGGCCTGGCTGAGCTGTTTCTGCTCAGCAGCGACCGACCGACGCGCACCGGTGCGGGCAACGTTAGTGCCGACAAGGAACGACTCGAGGCCGAGGTCTGGACGATCCGACCAGGTGCTGCGGATGTAGCCGACCAGCTCGGCGCGGCGGCGAGCGTTGAGCAGCGCGTTGCGCTTCTCGATAACGGCAGCCAGTTTGACCTGGTTGCCCATCTCATCGGCGGCCTTCATGGCGGCTTCTTCAAGGCCTAGCATGCCATCGGTGGCCTGCAGCTGCTTGATGCGCGCCTGAAGATCGCCAACCAGCTCGGTCAGTTCCTCCAGACTAAGCTCGCGGCCAGCCGATTTGGCGGCGGCCTGGATAGTGTCGATGCAGTCTTGAGCAGCCATTACGTCCTCAACTGACAAAGCGCCGCGGCGCGATAAGCGGCGGCAAAGGTTTCGGCATCTGCGACCAGAGCGTCAGCCTCACGAACGAAAGGAGCCACGTCGACGCCGGCCTGGGAGGCCATCTCCTGCGTCAAGGCAAGCTCATCGGCAAGCATTCGCTCGGCGCCTTCAAGATCGGTACCGTCCAGCGCGTCGGCCGTTTCGTCGGCCATGTAGGCAGCAGCTTCGCCTTCAGGGTCAGAAACCGTTTTGACTGGCTCCTTGATACGCTCAAGAGCTGCTTTGCGCTTCGCAGGGTCGGCAAGGTGGAAGAGCGGCTCAACGTCGATCGGGCGCCCCGTAACGGCCTGTGCCACTGCAGTGCGCAGTGCGCTCTCACGCACCTGCCATGGAGCCGCCTCAGCCATCGCCCTGGCCGTCTGGCGCAAGTCAAAGCCACCAGAAATCTGACCTGCACGTTCTGCTATCTTGGCCTGGTAGCGCTCGGGGATCTCTCCACGACGCAGGCGTGATAGCTCGGCGCGGGCCTGCTCTGCTCGAGCGTTTCCAGAAAGAGCTGTTTCGACCTCTTGCTGACGCTCAGTGAGGCGCTGTCGCTCCTCGGTGATTGCGTCACGCGCCGCACGCTCTGCCTGTTTGCGCGTAAGGCCCTGCCGCTGGAAATGCTTGGCTCGCACGCTGTAAGACTCATCCAGCGACGCCAGGCTTTTCTCAATGGAACTGCGCTCGGCTTTGAGATCTCCTACGTTAGGCAGGCGGCCGGCAGCTACTGCTTCAAGCTCTGCACGAATCTGCGGGACCAGATCGTCACGCGCTTGAATAGCGGAGGCTTCGGCAATCCGCACACGGTCAGCCTCGATGCCCCTGGCCAGCGAGTCACTCAGGCGAAGCATGGGATCATCGTCGCCGCGCCGTAGCGCGATCTCTGGCGTCGTCGCCCTGACCTCAGCGCCTTGCGGAGCTTCTGCCAGTGACTCGACCCTGACTTGCTCGAGCAGGTTGCCNCGCCGAAGATCGCTGACCAGGCCGCCGGCCGCGTGCAGGCCTCCGCCCAGAACCGAGCCAAATGCCACGTTGAGCAGGCTATTGGTCAGATCGTAATCGGCCTGATCGCGGGCTGATGCATAGAGCACAAGCGGCTCCACCAGCGCAGCACCAACCGCACCTTCAACTGCGCCAACCTGGGCGCGCACGGCAGCCCTTGCCATGGCAGACTGCCCAGCCCGGGCAAGCAGAGAGGCATAGCGCGCCTCACCTACAACCGGCACAAACGCGGACGCCACGTTGATCGGATCCAGCGCAGACGCCGCGAAACCGGCAAGCAGCTGAACCGGCACAGTGGACGCGGGAGCGTTATCAAGAATGAATTTCCGCTTGACCTCCTCCCGCTTTCGCTCGATCAGGATGTCCAGCGCACCGGCTCTGATGCCTGAGTCCTCGACAGTCAGATCAAGGCCTTCCTCCTTGATGCGAGCGCGGGCCTGCTCAGCGGTCAGCAGCGGGGTTTCCGGCTCCGCGCGGCGCTCAGGGATGCCATAGGCCGGATAGGCCTGCATCTCTACCCTGCCCTGCTCTGCACGATTCAGCTCACCGATACGCCGAACGGCGCTCGTCGGGTTCTCGAACATCGCCTGATCGAACGACGCTTTTGCTGCGTCGAACTGACCTGTAACCACATCATCCAGAATGTTGCGGTCTTTCCGGATAATCAGGCCGTCGGTGAATAGCGTCATTGCGTGCCCCATGCACCAGAAGGCGCGGCAGATTGGTTCATCTTCTCCCGGCCTTCGTTGAAGCGCTGCCAGGCGCTGGGTTTCTGGATTGCCTCTGACGCCAGGTCATCGAACTTGCGCGCGACCGGGTTGCCTGCCTTGTCGAGTACCGCCTCGCCGCCGTAGTACAGCGCCACGCCGGTTTCATCGGGCAAGGTGACCCAATACCCGTCTTTCTCGATTGCAGCCTTCACGCGGCCTGCTGCGAAGTCCTCCGGCACACCGGCTGGCGTGCGGAAGTTCAGCGTCATAGGGTCGAGCGATTCGATGGCGCGCTCGGTGCCGGCTTCGATCAGGTCGGCGTCGTAGGCCTTCGGCACGCGGTAGGTGCCAAGCAGCGTGTACTTGTCATCGATGAGCGCTTTCTTCGCCAGTTCGACCGCATCCCGCGCGCCCTTGCCCTGCCCCATGTAGGCATAGGCCAGGCGTTCGGCTTCGTTGTAGAGCGTAGAGAACGTGCGCTCGCCACCAACCTGACCGGCCAGGGTGTTGCGGAACTCAGCCATGCCTTCGTTCAGCGCAAGCTTGGCGTCGCGCGTCTCCGTACTGTCGAGACCTTTCTTAAGTTCTTCAGTCTTCAACGAAGCAATCCGGGCCAGCGTGGCACTGGTTTGCGGATCGACGCCGGAGCCAATCACCAGCGCGGCCCCTGGCAGCTTGTCTTGCAGTTGCTTATAAACCGTGGGCCAGTGTTTGCCCCACTGCTGCTGCAGCTGCTCAACGAGCTTTGCCGCGTTGCTCCCGCCGTCCTCGGTGCTTTCGAAAGCGGCGGCAATGCCGGCGGCCTGTTTCTCGCTCAACAGCTTGGGTTGCGACGCGCCAAGGCGTTGCTGCTCGGCAAGCATGGCCGTTGCGTACGCTTCGACGGCCGCGGGATCGCCTGCTGCTGCGTCCTCGGCCGCCTTGCGTAGCAGGGGGCTGCGACTGGCAACATAGGTCGCAGGATCGCGCTGCAGCTCTTCGCCAAGGCGTGACGCTGTGTTGACCAACTGGCCGAATAGCTTGGAGTCGACCGCAAAACCTTCCTTGGCGACGCCATCGCGGGCCGGCTGGAACTGTTCGATCAGCTTGACGCGCTCTTCTGGAGAGGCCGTTGCCACCTGGCGAATAGCACTTCCGATCTGCTGAGTCTTCTCGAACTGCGCGTAGCGGTCTGCACCTTCTTGTGCACCATACGACGCGATGAAGTCCGACTTGCTCGGCGGGTTGTCGAACTCGTAGCCGGACAGGTAAGCCGATTGTGCATCAGACACGCGACTCGACAGCTCCGCCCGGGCGATCGCCTGAATCTGCCTGGCCTCGATTTCGCGGCGCGTTGATCTCGCGGTCGATCAGATTCGATACACGCTACCGNGNTCGTCGGCAGTCATCTGCCCTTGCGCAGTCTCAAAGTACTGCTTCGCGCGCCCAGGATCCTCGTTGACCATGCGCGAGATAACGGCCGTCGCCATGCCGCTGTTGGCCTGGAGCAGGTTGGCCTGCAGNATCTCCTCCGGGAGACCTTTGCGCTCAGCCTGCGCCTTCAATACCTCATTGGCCGAGCGCTGGTAGTAGGCAATCTTCTCCGGGTTGTTGTAGTTCAGTGCGGCACCCTGCATGGCCGTCTCGAGCTGACCGCGGTCGACGTCATCGTAGTAGCGCTGGCGCTCGCCGTATTCGTAGCGGTTCAGCTCGCGCGAGATTGACTCACGGCGCTGTGCAGCAACCTGGGCGAACAGGGCGCGCTGCTCTTCTGATTTGAGCCCGTCGGCAATCTTCGCTTGCGCTTCCTCGAATTGGGACAGCGTGTTGTTGGTCACGTCGAGCGCGTTCTTGCCCTTGCGGGTGTACACACCGCTTTCCGGGTTGAACAGCGTGTTGTGCTGCCAGTCGGTCAGCTGCTTGTCGGCCTCGAGCAGGGCTGCTCGATTGGCGTTCTCGCGCTCCTTTTCGACCTGGCGCAGCATGGCATTCTCTGCCTGCTCAAGGCCGCGGGTGAAGCCTGAAGCATCCGGCGCCCGCATGCTGAACCCGTTGGAGTTCACCGGGCGCAAGCTGACTTGGCGCTGCGAGTAATCGGGGACTCGTGCCATCAGGCGCCTCCAGCTGCAAACATGGCGCCCTTCTCGGCGCCGCCCAGGATAGAACCGAACGCTTCCATCTTGCCTTGCCACTTCGCTAGCTTGCCTTGCTGCCGCTGATCCATCGCCTGCACCCGGTAGCCATAGGCTTCGCGCGCGGCGTTGTTGATGATCGTAAGCGCGTCCAGCTCGCCCAGCGCTGCGGCGTCGTTCTGCACCTGTCCGGCCGAGCCAGTGTTCACGTCAATGTTGCCTGCCGCGAAACCTGTGCGCTGTGCACCGATGACCTGCTGCGTGGTTTTACGCTGCTCGTCGGCTTCAATGCTGCCGCGCTTGATGGCATCCCTCGCGGCCTGGTTCGAGATTCCGGCATTTACCTTGGCCACTTCGTCCAGGTACTTGCCTTGCTCATAGCTCGCGTAAGCGTTGAACAGGTTACTCACGCACATGATTGGCGCCTCATCCAAAAACAGTGAAACGGGAGGCCAAGCGGCCCGTATGGCTCAGGATCGCCGAAGGTAAAGCCGAGCCAGCGCAGCCAACGAATGGCCGCCGCGTTGCGGACATCGACGTAGTTGACCAGCACCTCATGGCGCGTGAGCATTTCTGCTACCTCCGGTTTGCAGACCTGCAAGAACGCCTTCGGAAACCGCTCGATGTGGCGCGTGCTGATCAGCCACGGGACGCCTATCTGCTC